GCCACGTATCGCCAGCTACTTGTGCTGCTGCGATATTACGAGCGGCTTGCTCGACCAGTTCTTCATCAACAGGAAACAGATCATCCATTGCGTGACGAATATCCACCGACAGATCGGGCAGCGATATTTCAATCCGCAAACGAGCATGCCGCTGTATATCGTCTGCAATATCATCCCATTCGTTATCAACGCGCTCATCAACCTCTTCGTCGAAACGCTCTTCCGCACGCTCGCGCAGATAATACTCATCAGGTTCGTGGGTTGTAAATTCACCGAACGATACTTCTGATTCGATATCCTCAACCTCGTCTTCTGTTTCAGTATCGATGTCTTGCGTCACGTCGTCACGCCTGATCGGGTTCCGCTCGCCTCGCAGGATCGTCTCGACCTTGACGCCGAACTCGGACAGGAACGCATTGACCTGTTCCTTGGTGACCTGCATCTTGCCCTGCGCGTCGAGCCACTCCTCGATGCCGGACCACTTGATCTCGTCGGGCTTGACACCCTTCGCCGGCAGCGACTTCAGCCAGTCCTTCCAGCCGCTGGCCGGTGCCTTCTGCATCGTGGCGGCGTCGGCCGCACGCGCGAGCGGCGAGTAGTACCACGACGGCGGGCGGGACTCGCTGCGACGTACGATATCGGTCTCGGGCTTCTTTACGATCTGGTCCTTGTAGTACATGGTGTCGTCATCAAGATGCGACACGTCGATGCCTTTCATCAGCGCCGGAACCAGATTCTTCCAGTCACGACCTGCCATCTGGCCGGACGGCATCGATTTGTTTGCGACGACGCGAGCCTTCATCGAGTGATAGTTTGTCGGCTTTGCGTGTTCAGCAACAGGCACATCAGGTTTCGTGCCAAGTCCTTCATATCGTACCGGGACCGAATGATCGCCAAGCAATACGACAGCACCGCCCTTACCAAACTTGTGCGTTACGTATCCGTCATAGCCTGCGTCAATGATCGCAGCTTCGGTGTAGTTCATCAGAAGCGACGGCGAGATAGGCTGGTCGCGCCAATCCTTGTTCGGATCGGCGTGCCTGATCAGATTGTCGTGATCGACATCGATGTCGTACAGGTTGTTGAGCAGCACGCTGTGTGCATGGCTGCCGACACCAGACTCGGGTGTTATACCCGAGCCTTCGTTGGTGTAGAAATACAGACGACGCTTGATGCGTTCGTCATTGCTGTGCATGATGCGAGCACGTTCCTCGCCTTTCATGCCGGTTCCGAAGAACCGCGAACTTAGCGTTTGTCGTTCGGCTTGTGAATAGTGGACACCGACCGCGCTGACTCCGGTTCCGGTCCGAACCGTTCCGTAACTTGGTCGGTTACTGCTGAATAGAGCGCCTGCTCGATCTGATTCACGGCCGGTTGCATCGGGTCCGGTTGCTGCTCTTGCCTCGGCACGCCACTTATCAACGTACCCTGCCTCAGCACGCTGTTTGCGGGAATCCCGCGTCTCATTCCGTATGTCATAGCCGTAGTCCTTTATCGTTGCACCGTAACCCTCGTCGAGGCTGACAAGAACGTCTTCCTTCCGTGCGATGGCATCGATGTCCTGCTCAAGCTCGTTCATTCGATCGATCGGCAGGCCGATAAGCATTTCATTGCCGATCGTCGAGTGGCCCGATATTGCATCACGATCCAGCGCACGAATCTGCATGTAAATCTTGTGCGCGTCTTTTCCGGCAATATCGATATGGATTATGCCGGTTTTCTCTGCACCTGTAAAGGACTTCAACCCGAGCGCATAGACCGCTTCCTGATCAAGCACATAGCCGATCGCACGGGCAGCCAGCAACGGATCGCCACGACTGACGACCAGCGCGAACGACGGGTTCGTGTCGTCCATCCATCCGCCGAGTTGCGTGACGACTTCACCGGTAATGTGCAAATCTGCGAGCAGGCCGGGAATGATGCGCGATACGACCTCGTTGCTGACATCCCGCTTCTGCTTGTCGGTGCGTTTCTTCCACGCGGCAACGGCCGCCTTGTCGTTCGGATTCGGTGCAACCTCGAAGAACAGACGTTGGGTTGAGTACGAGATACGTGGATCGGTCTTGGAGAACTCACCTGTATTGCTGACGGCTGATTTGAGTTGTTCGGAGGTGCGGACGACATATACATCAGCTAATGGTATAGCTTCGCCTCTGCTGACTGGAACAGGAGAGTCCGCCACGTTCCTGATAATTACACCATCAGCCCTGTATCTGTCCATTAACGCAAAGCCCACGCGATTAGCTTGGTCCCACGTGCCGTTGCGTATATATCTACCCTTATGCTTTGTGCCGTCAGGTAGTGTTATTTCGACCACTTCCTTTGATGGGATAAAGTCGATTATTACGGGATGTTCTATACGTGCGTACACCGGCATAACGACAGGTGTGCCGTTACCTGATTTTATCCCGCCCGTGCCAACAGCCGCCGCTGCATACTCAGAGGCTAAACGGCGGTGGCTAGTCACAAACACCAACCCGTTATCAAACACGTCCAGAGGTGGTACGTGCCCCCCGTAGAGCGTCTGAACCAACGGCATCTGCGAAAGTTGAAGACCGAAAATTTCCGTACCAAGGGACTCTTCTGTTTTCTGCCCTCGTTGTGGCACCAACCCTTTGCTGGCCGACGTGTCAAACCACTTCGTCAACCAGCTACGTCGATCGGGCCTGCGTCCGGGATCGATCGTCTCTATGTTAGAGGCTGTTCCGTGATACACCCGCAGCGGCTTGCCGTCAGCGGTTACGACCTTGCTGTCGCCGAACCACTTGCGGAACTCACGCGATGACGTATCGACCGGGCGCATGGTACTCAGACTAGCAAGCTCCCGAGCACGGGCCGCTTCGAGGGCGTCGATGTCAGCGGTATCGGGCCGACCCGCACGTCGCCTGTCCTGCTGATCCGTGTGTCGCCTGTCCTGCTGCTCGGGCGGTTCGCCAGCTTGCGATCTGGATGTAACCTCGGATGTGCTGATCCGACGATCGAGCGTGCGTGCGCTATGTTCCGGCGTCGCGGTGCGCTCCTCGTTGATGAATTTGGCATAAGCCGTAGTGACCGCATCACGGGTCTTTTCCAGTTGCTCGGGCGAGATCGTCGAATAATCCCCCTGCCCCTGCTGACGGATCAGCATGATCGCCTTCGATAGAGCTTCCTTGATCGCAGATACCAGACGCTCGATGATCCCCTTGGCCTTATCGCCGTGCATCGTTTCGATCTTTGCGAACGTGTCGGTCCAGAACTGCTCGCTGGCCCAGTGCTGCCCGCCAAGGTCTGACACCATCTCGTCCAGCAGGAAATCCTCGATCGACGTTTCGGTGCTGCCAAACGCTCGCATCTGCTCGGGTGTGAGCTTCTGCGACCAGTCCTTGATATCAGCCGCCGCTTCGAGGCGATCTGGATGCTTGTACCAGTAGTCCTTGGCAAATTCTTCCAGAGCCTTGCGCTTGTCCGGCATCGTAGCAACCAGTGCGGCACGGATTGCCTTCCACGCCTCGCGGTGACGGTCCTTCAGTACGTGCGTGACCTCGTGCCCCATGATACTCATCGGGTTGATCTCGGCAGCCGTATTGATGTGGATCACGTTCTCGCCACGGATCGGAACCGCACCTTCGCTATCCTCCGGTGCGTACTCGAAAACAACCTTCGTGCCGGTCAGCTTGCCCATCAGCGACAGGAAGCGGCGCATGTTGCGCGTGACCTTCTCACCCTTGACATCCGGCCCGGATTCGCTGCGTAGCTGGCTGTTGCGGAAGATCGAGCGACGGGGCAGGCTGGAACGCTCTGCATCGGCCGCAGCTTGGTTGGCTGCCTTCTGCTCTGCCGTGAGCGGCGCGGACGGCAGAGCGGGGCGCGCAGCAGGTGTAGCAGCCAAACCTGCTGCGGCTTGACTATGTGACAAGAACTGAATGTTCGGAAACCGGGTCTGAAGCGAAGGAATTACGCTGGCTACATGGTCTGAAACAAGAACCGTATGGATACCATCGAGGATCGATTTGCCGCGAGCGCCAAGAAGAATAAAAGGTCCGTCTTTATATGCACCGTTTGCTGATCCTAGACCAGAGCTATCCTGACCAACCTTCGGTGTCAACGGAGCAGAATCGAAACGGGTACCGGGCGAACGATTGATCCCGTTCTGCAGGATGTTAAGTAACGCACCTAGCGGGTTACCTTTAGCGATACCGTGCGCGTCATATTGCGAACCGATAGAAGCAGGGACTCTGGCGTTGTCCACCCACGACTCAAAGTGATCCATCCGCACACGCGATGTATTGCCCGCCCCATCGGTTGTAAAGTTTGCATCGTTCCATGCCTGTCGCACTTGTGCGTTTGCGGGATCGTTAAGTGCAACTGTGGCCGCATGCGTTGAGTCGAACTTGGGTGATTCTTGATCCGCCAGTTGCTGCTGCGTCAGCGGCGGCTGCAGAGTAGGAGGTACGAGACTTGCCACCTCGGCAGGTTTGCCAGCGATCGGCACCACCTCGAAACGATTCGCAACCTCACGATGCGGACGCATTTCCATGCCGGGGGATACTCGCACCAGTTCCTGCGCGGCACGCTGCGTCAGCGCCGGCACGTTCGTCACGGTCGCATCGCCGACAGGTTGTACGCTACTGGCAGCCATCGTGGCTTCGTTGGTCAGGATACCGGCTTGACCCTGACCGGCATCGAGCACGGTCGGCGTGATAATCCCTGTCGGCTGCATCGCTTTGACGACAGCCTGCCGCATTGCCGGATCAAGACGCATCAGAGCCTTGGTTTGTTCGGCCGCCGGCAGGATCGAAAGTTGTTCGGCCAGTGCCAGCAGTGCAGGACCGGGCGGATTGCGCGGAACCTCGATCGGTTCGGTTGCGGGCGTTGTATCGGTCGGTAGCGCGATCGGTTGCGCATTGACGGCAGTCTCGGGCATCCCGATTATCGGAATCGCACTGTCGGCAGGAACGCGCGTTACGTTCCATTCCGATTGGAACGCTTCGATCGCAGGCTCCAGCAGATCGACCGGAGCAGCAAGCGCAGCTTCAGCCGTAGCTACAGCGGCTTCGATATCCGGCGCTTTATCGATATCGGCAACGGTAGCTCGCGGAGCCAGCACACCAGCACCGCCACCCATGATCGTACCGCCGAGCGCACCGACGGCAGCCGCGTTGATCCGCTCCTTGGCGGCTTCCGGTGTGTCCAGCGGCGAGCCTGCACCCCATTGCTCAAGACCGGTCTGTACCCACTCCTGCCCGCCTTCCACGACCGAACCGACACCTGCGGCAACGGCACCGCGAGCAGCCCGCCCGCCGATACCGGTCATGTCCTGTATCGCCTTGTTCCCGATCTTGATACGACCGGTCAGTGCGCCAAGTCCAAGCAGATCGGTAACGGTTTCCGTACCGGCTGCAAGACCTGCAGCACCCCACGCACGGATCAGATCGCTACCGGTGATCGGCTTGCCCGTCTTCTTCGATTCTTCGAGCAACCCGCCGTAGATGTCGCCGGCTTCCATGCCAAGGTTCTGACCGGTGAGCACAACACCGGAGCCGAGTGCTGTCGATAGGTTACGGGCCGCCTGTGCGGTAGCGGACGGCAGCATGGCAGCGGCGGCAGCCTCGGCAGCTTTGCCGGTCAGACCGCGCTTGGCGACCTCTGCAGCAACCAGCTTGTCGGCAGCCTTTGCGGCCGAGCCGGCAACCAGCGATCCCAGTGTCATCTTGCCGGCCAGTGCGCCGATACCGCCGGTCGCGATCGTCTGCAGACCCTGTCCGACCACATAGCCGGCGCTGTCCTGAATCCAGTCGGCCATCTTGCCGGGATCGGTGCCGATTGAATCCCACGCATCAGTGAATTCGACAGTCGGTGCGTACTGCCGATTGGCAGCACTCTTCTCAGCGTACTTGCTGCCGAAGTAGTTCTTGGCTGCAGTAGATAGCCCGCCTTCGCCGAAGAGCTTCTCGGCCGACATGGCGGCCAGTGCTCCAGTGCCGTACGCAAGCTCGGGCACCTGCGCGAACGCACGGGTGAAGCCGCGCGATACGTCACCTTGGTCGTTGGGTTTCAGTACGTCGTCAAACAGACCGCCACTTGCTGCAGGTTGCAGCACGTCGTCAAACAGACCATCAGCCATTTGGCCTCTCCTAAAAGGAGGTTAAAGGGGTGTTGCTACTTCTTCATTTTAGCGTTAAATGCGTCAATCTCTTCGCCTCGTTTTCGTTGCGCTTCCATTCGTGCAGCGGCGTCTGCGTCAGCCTTGGCTTTGCGTTCAGTCCTCGCCTTCTCGACGTTGGCGTAATCGTCTGCGGTAACAGGTGCGGGTCGCTCGTTATCGATAAGACCGGGTTTCTTTGCCGGTGCGTCTGCATCAGGCAGCGGCGCAAGACCCTTCGCGACGAGGCGCTTGTTGACTTCCTCTCGCGTAATACGGCCGGTTGCCAGTGCGGCCTTTGCGTCAGCATGTGCCTTTTGCAGCGCGCCGTTATCAGCAGGAGCCGGTGCAACCTCAGATGCCTTCTTCCACTTGTCACCGAAGTGCGCAGCACCGATCTCGTCGTATCGTTTCAGTGCAGAATTCACAGCACCCTTACTCAACTTGTATTCGGCTTCAGCTTGCGCGACCTGCTCAGGCATTGCCGCAGGGTTCTTGCGAACAGCATCAAGTGCCTTGGCAGCTTCCGACTCGGCTCTGTGTGCAGAATTCACATGCGTTGACGCCATCTCAAGCTGCGCCTTCGCAGCCGGCGAGATGCGATCGGCACCGGCCCGTGCTTCCATTGCCTCATTATGACGAACGGTTTCGGTCCAGAGTTTGTCCTGACGGGATTCCGTCGCACGCCACTTCTCATCGTCCGACTTCTGCTTGGCCGCAGCCGTTTCGCGCCGTTCAGCCTTGTCTTCGTGCACATCGGCACGGTTGTATTCGCGATCGGCCGCATCGATCAGTCCTGCCTTCGTCAGCGCGTCGCCACGCTCACGACGATACTCAGCTTCAGGTTTCACCTGCTCGGCTGTAGCTTCAGGTAACGGTCCTTCGTCGCCGACGTATGTCTTCTTCGTACGCGACACACCGCCGATGATCGCAGCGATGCGGGCCTGTTTGTCCTGCTCGACCTTCTCTTTCAAGGCCAGCAGATCGGCCGCGCCCTGCAGATCGCGCTCGCGCTTGATTGCATCACCCATCAGGCTGGCACCCGCGCCGGCCGCCGCTGCTACACCTGCTCCAAAGTCCCAAGGCATGTTATGCTCCTTGCATGTGTTGTTGCATCTTGGCCGCAATGTTCGGGTCGTTCATTGCTTCGGAAGCCTTGTTAAGAATCTGGTCGAAACCTTCCGACGATACGCCCGAACCCTTCATCATCGTATCAGACAGCGCACGGGCAGCAGTCTCCAGTTCTTCAGGCGTGCCCTTGATGCGACCCGTCTGCTTCATGTAATCGAGAATCTCGGTCATCAGGATCATGGCCGCCGGCCCGACCAGCGGTTGCGGCAACGTGCCGCGACTCTCATGCGCCAGTACGCCGAGCAGTTCCAGCGCCCCGCTGCCGGCAGCCTCGGCTGGATTCTTCGAGGACTGCAGCCGACGTTCGACCTCCGTGTTGGTCTGCTTGTCGTACAGGATTTTCTGGCCCGCCAGTACGATCCGCTGCAGCGCATCCTTCTGCTCGGGCGGTACCTTCTGTTCGACAGCCGCACGGGTCTGCGAGATCGGATCGCCGCCACCGGCATCAGGTGCTGCGGCCGGTGCGGGTGCTGCGCCAGTATCGTCAATAAGTCCCATGATCAAGCCCTCGTTTGGATTAGTCCTGCGGGTCGGACACCAGCCACAGCAGGTGACCGCTGGTTGAACACCTGCGCATTGCGATTGACCGACATGCCGCCGACATTCGGCACGGCATTGCCGTTGGCTGCTTGCCGCTGTGCTTCCGCAATTTGCGCATTACGGAAGTCGACCATTGAATTATTTACGTCAATCTGAGAGTCCTTCAGCGCCTTGTCCTGCGGCGACTGGTACATACCCTGCACACCCTTGAGCGCCATCTCGGTGAGCGCCTTGTTCTTGTTAGCGAACTCGGAGATGCGATCGAACAGGCTGGTACCGGTATCGATGCCGCCGCTGGCCGCCTTGGTCTGCGCAAGGTTGCCACCCTGTGCCGCCTTGGCTGCCATCGCATTGACAGGCTCGCCGGCATTGGCGACGTTGAGTGCGGGGTTCGATGTCGCAGGGGTAGCGTTCGATGTGCCCGGTACTTGCGACGGTACCCCGTTCGGCGTGCCGTCGGGGTTGAGCATGTTGCTGCCGGGATTGCCATCGACAGTAACCTTCGACAGCGGATCAACAGCGCCTGACGTATCGATCAGCCCGTTGCCACCCTCGCCCGGTGTATTGACGGCTTGACTCTCGACGGGGGCATTCTGTGCGAGGTTCAGGTCGGTCGCCTGATCCACCACCGACGCCGACGGCGATCCGGCTTCGACGGTCGCGGTTCCCGGTGTCATCGTAGGATTAGCCGTCGCTGCCGCCGACGAACTGATGTTCTGCGCCGTCGAACTGAACGTCTTCTCCATTGTGCCGGACCAGTCCTTCAGGCCGTCACCGAACGTGCCGGCGGCCGACAGGTTCATAAACGCACCACCGAAGCCGGCAATCGCACCGATCGTGGAGAATGCCTTGTTGCCAGTAACGGCACCGACCACACTGCCCACCAGACTGATGGTGCTCAAGGTCGAGGCGAGCGTCGTGAAACCGAGCGACATGCCGCCGGTCGCAACCGCCAGTACCGCGCCGATCAGGCCGGCACCGCCGCCATTGCGCTGCTCGTAAGCCGGTCCGCTGAAGCCGGATAACTGCGCCCTGTGGAACTCCAGCGGATCGCCGAAGTACAGCGGATGGGATTCACGGAGCGCGGCGTACATGCGCGTGCGTTGCAATGCAAGTTGCTTATTCATAATTCGACCTTTCGATCCGGTAGATGTAGTCCAACTGATTCTCGCCACACTTCTTGAACCCGATTCGCTCGACGAAGCGGCACGACCGTGCGTTGCTCCGTGCGACCCGCGTTGTCAGTACGCCCCGCTCGCGCAGCAGCGGGATGAAACCTTCCCTGATGGCACGTCGCGTGATCCAGCCGCGACGTACGCCGACGACATGAACCTCGTCGCCAAAAATTGCCAGCGCACCATCCTCGCCCCACGTCCTGAACTCGACATCCCGCATGGCGACCTCGTAGTCTTCTTTGCTGCAGAAGACCGACGACTTCGCGTCGTTCCAGAAGATGTCGAGGGGACTCATCACACCACGGCCTTGGGTGCCTTGCTGAAGTCGAGCAACGATCCGAGATTCATGTTGCCGATCGCGCCGGCAATCTCGAAGCCCTGCTTCAACAGGTAGTACTGGTTGTCGACCGCAGCCTGCTTGGCGGTCAGCGACATGTCCTTGTTGGCCTGAATGTCGCTGATGTTCTTGACGGTCTGCTTGTACATCTCGCTGGCCGTCGCCGAGTTCTGCATGGTCGTCTTGTAGTCGGCTTCGATCGTGGCAAGTTGCGTCTTGGTCGCAGCGTCCATGTTCGTCTTCATCGCTTCGATGCTGGCCGACAGGTTCCTGCCTGTCATATCGTTGATTGCCGACGTGTTGGTCTTGAGCGCCTCGTTCTGGTACGCAAGGTTCTGCTTGGCGTTCGTGTCATAGACCGATGCGTCGGCCTGTGCGATTGGCAGGGCAGCCTGATACGCAGCCTGATCGCTGGCCGTTACCGCCATGCTCGAATTGAGCAGGCCGCGCGAGTTCATCTGCTGGTTCGCACTGGTACGTGCCATCTGCATGAGCGGTGCGTTCTCTTGGATCAGCCCTTGCATCTGGCCGGCGACAGTCTCGTTGCCGGCATCGACAGTGCGCTGGCCGGCCGTATAGGTGGCAGGCGCGGCCGTCGGCGGCGTGACCGCAGGAAAGGTCGTGCCGTCCGTGTTGGCGACCGTGCCGGGCACTGCCGTCACGGGCGGCGTTACCGGCTGATCGATCAGACCTGATGTGATGTTTGCCATTGCTAGTCTCCTATGGACAACCTGCCCGAAAATTGAATTGCCTGCGATCCGTCATACACATCATGCGCGTTCATCCAGTTCATGTAGACAGGCGAGTCTGCGCCATAAACCTTGGCTCCGAGATAGCCGCGCCAACCCCACAGGTTCCATGCGATGAACGGCAGCGGGACGTAAGACCAGAACCGCAACACCCGAGAGAAGTACGGCGGCTTGAACCAGTCGCCCTGCCCGATCGGATGGCAAACATCCCCCCACCGTAGCGCGAGCGTGATGCCGAACGTGCTGCGCTTGGGGTTGGTGATCCCCTCGTCGCAGGTGGTGATCTGATTAACCTTCAATTGGGGCCACCCATCGGCAGGTTGCTTCATCGAATGTCCAGTCCGGTGCCGGTTGCGGCGGGATGAACGCATCGCGCACGGGGTCGTAGGTGTAGCCGATCCCTGCGTAGTTCTTGCGGATATTGCCGTTGTACGAGGTCTGCTTCCAGTTCGTGTAGCCGCCCGACCATGCGGTCAGGAACGCAACGCCGGTTGCTTCATCCGGGGCATTGACGTTATCGACCACATTGACTTCGAGCACGATGTTGTTGTCATCCAGTTTTGCGAAGTGCGCCATGTTCAAACTCCTAGATAGCGGATGATGACAGTGCCGGAGCCACCGTTACCGCCCGTGCTTCCGTTGTACGCCCCGCCGCCACCGCCGCCACCTGTGTTGGCCGTAGCATTCGACCCGTTGCCGTTTGCGACAATAGCGCCTGCACCGCCGCCGTGTGTAGCCGTACCCCCCGTGGCTCCACCAAGTCCACAGCCACCGCCACCGCCACCGGAATATCCAGTCTTGGTGCCAGAGATCGCAGAGTCGATGCCCTCGCCGCCGATGCCGCACACATTGGCCGCTGCCGCCGCAGGAACACCGCTTGCCCCACCACCGCCACCGCCGCATGAGTTCGAGGATGTCGCGCCGAAGCCAGTACCTCCGTTGCAACCTTCGGTTCCAGTGCCGCCTGCATAGGTGCCACCGCCACCACCGCCACCACCGTTCCCGCCGTTCCCGCCAACACCTGCCACACTACCACCGATACCTTTACCTCCACCGGCAGAGGATGCATTCTGGATACTGGACAAACTTCCTACCGCCCCATCAGCCCCTCCTGATGCCGCCCCCGCGCCACCGCCGCCGACAGCGACTGTGTAGGAGCCGGGGTTCAGTGCGCGCCGTATCTGCTTGAACGTACCACCGCCACCGCCACCTGCGTACCAACTTCCACCCCCACCGCCGCCGCCGACGATCAGCGCATCGACAATGCGCGATCCGCGCAGCACGGTCAGGGTGTCGTTGCCCGTGAAGGAATGGACGATGTAGTTGCCGTCGAACGTGATCGTTCCGCCAGATGCGATGAAGCCCATGTCGATCGGGTAACGGACGATGACGATACCGGAGCCGCCTGCACCACCGAAAGAAGCGCCACCTACTGACGCACCACCACCACCACCGCCACCGCCCGTGTTTGCGGTCCCGTTGGCGCCTGCAGTTCCATTAAAGCCGCCCGCCCCACCACCACCGGAGCCACCAGAAGATGTCGGCGTAGTGGTGGCGTAACACCCGCCGCCCCCGCCGCCACCGTATGAGGCAGACGTTCCAGAAATCGTAGTCGCATATCCTGCACCGCCATGTGCAGGGGATGTGGTGTTGTCCCCCGTTAGCCCCTGTCCGTTGGCCCCACCCCCGCCGCCGCCTCGATATGACAAACCACCGGCAGTACCCTGACCGCCGGGATAACCCTTTCCGCCGATACCAGTACCACCGCCAGCTACATACGCGCCAGAAGCCCCACCACCTGAACCCCCGTTACCTGCGTTGGCTTCGGTATAGGCTGCACCTTTACCGCCCCCATCAGCAGTGAGCAAATCGAACGATGATGCGCCACCCGCACCGGCAACATAGTTCCCTGCGGTACCTCCTGCCCCTACAGACGTAGCGTATGTACCGGGTTTCAGCATGAAGTTCGCCGCTACAACGCCCCCGCCACCACCGCCACCACCAGACGCAGAAGCTGCCGCAGCCCCACCACCACCACCGCCGCCGCCAACAACAAGCACTTCGGCCATCACGCTACCTTGCGTGACGATCAGAGAACTGGAGCCAGAGCGGAAGGTATGCACCCGATACGCCTGACCCTTATCGATGACATGCGTTATCGTGCCGCCGGTTGCGCGGATGGGAGAACCCGATAGCGACGTATCTACTTGGGATACGTTGCGCAGCGGATGACCGCCGACCGGCGTCGGGGGTGTTCCACCCCCTGCCGATATCGAGCCGAAGCCGGACTGCGTTTTCATCTTAGTAGTCGCTACCCACGACGGTCGGAATCCACGCACAGTTGGTTCCACCGGCAACCGCACTAAGGCCGATCAAGATGCGATAGCCGGGCGGCAGGCTGATGCCCATCGCGATTTCATATTCGGTCGTCTTCGCCGATGCAGATATCGCAGTGATCGGCAACGTGACTTCATCATAAAACACGTTGTTGGTCGCCGTAGTGTTCGTGCTGCCGTTGTTGATCCAGACACGCGCCACCGTAGCTGTAGTCGAACCTGACGCAGTAGCACCGGCTGTGCTCCCCAGTTTGAAACGAATCTTCTCGACGCGGGAGCCGTTGGCACCGGCCGTGAAATATTCGTTGATCGCTAGACCGAAAGCTGTGGTGCCCTCGTACAGCGCGCCGGCCGTCAGTGCGGCAGAGAGCGGCTTCGACAGTACGGAACCGGAAGCAAGCCCGTTGACATTGGGCGACAGCGGAAAAATTGCAGACGTGTTTGCAGGCATGATTAAAGACCTCCGAAGTTTGTTGCCATGTAAATGCCGCCGGCAATGCCGCCGCCGGTACCTCCTACAACTGACGCACCGTTGGCACGTTGATACGCAACACACCAGACGGTTGTGCCGTCATACCAGTAGCGGGCGCGATCACCCGCCGCTGTAGTGATCGGCGCACCGCCGGGCAGATTGTTGTTCGTCGCATGATGGGTCAGCGTCAGCACACCGTCGAATACAACATCGATGATCTGACCCGATGTCATGGTGAATGCACCGACACCTGTCGTTCCAGTGATGTGCGCCGTGTTGCTGGTTGCTGCAGTAAGATCGACAGTAGCCGCGCTTGCAATGTTATTGGTACCGGCTTTGAAGATCAGTTTGCCGGTCATCGTACCGCCAGCCAGCGCAAGGAAGACGTTAGCCAAAAACGTCTTCAGATTTGCCAGCGACAGTTTCTTTGCGGTAGCTCCGTCGATGACAGGCAATAGGTCGGCATCATTCGGAGTGGCCGCCGATGATGCAGCTATTGTCGTGGCGCTGATATAGTCCGTACCGGCAACAGCGATCGATGGAGTGCCGGTGGTGCTGAGTTTCAGCAGCCCGTCACCACCAACCGCATCCATTGCACTGCCGGACGAATTGACGTACGTCACCTTGTATGCATTGCCGGTCAGGTCGGGCAGTTTGTCGAAGCCCGCCGCGATTGCAGCAAACTCGGCGCGGACGTTCGGCGAAACAAGCGCGCCACCTTGGACCGGTACGCCACTTGGCGTGAAGAAATCATTTGGCATTATCGTAGCCCTCGTCTCGGGGTGTAGTGGATGATCAGGCTGTTGATCGTGAATTGCCCGGTATAGTCCGTGTTGTTCGAGAACGTCACGGCGATGTTTTCTGCAGTGCCCATCAGTTCGATCTCGTTGGGAAGCAGCGACCGGCCGTCCCATACCAGACCGCTGTCCCACAGCAAACCGCTGTCCCACTGGCCGACAGAGAAGTCCGATGCGTAGCTCGCTACAGCCTGCGGCGCGATGTCGTCACGACCGTAGCCAAGCGAGTAGCTGACCGAGATCGGCGCGTACGTCGAGCCGCTCATCTCGGCCGACGCCTTGCGATAACGCTTCAGGATGCGCGGCCCACGGATTGCGTCGTAGTTGAGCGTGATGTACGAATTGATCGCCACACCGTCGAAGCTGGTGCCTACGTCCAACTGATGGACATAACCGTCGTTCGATCCGTAGTACGTGACCTCGTTGCCGCTGCCGTCCTCACCTTCCCACACGCAAAACACTGGGTCAGGGAAATAGACCGGAAGCGCACCCATGAACTTGTCATTGATGATGGTTGCATACAGACCGTAGCCGTTCGAGAAGAACAGCCTGTACTGGCTGCGCTCTCGATTCGCGCAGCACGCCTGACCGAACTGGCGGTTGGCGACGATGAATGGCCGGATGTTGGCAGACAGCGATGCTTGATCGAAGTTGCCGTATGCCAGCGTGGCATTCAAGCCCATGATGCCGCGATCGTCCAGCGAGTAGATACCGGCCATGTTCGCTGCCGTGTAGTCCAGCGCACCAACACCGTTGTTGTACGTGACGAGATTGAAGTCGGCCGTCGACGATCCGTACAGGATGAGCGTGTTGTTGCGGGTCTGAACCAGTAGCGCGCCGCCGCTTTGCGAACCGGGCAGAACAATCAGGTTTGTGATGCGTTCACCGGCTGACGTTTCGCCAGAACCCAACAGCGCGGTCCATGCAAACGGCTCGCCGATACCACTGTTCTGCAAGCTCGCGTTGAACGCAAGGAACAGGTGGTTCTTGAACACGGCAAGATGCTTCGGCGAATCGCTCGGCATACCGGTCGTGATCGGAGCCAGAACGTCACCGTCGAACTCGAAGGCTTTGTTGATGCCGTCGCATCCGTAGATACGGGTGGTCCCGGCGGCACCGCCGAAGTTTCCAGAGACAAACTCGAAGTGCCCATCGGGAGCCAAGGCGATCGCAGTCTCAACACCAGACAGCGTTACCGTGGCACCGCCGGACAGCGTAGCAGCGCCTGCCGCAAAGTGATTGGTGCCACCGGTAGGTGTCGTGATGACAAAGGCACCAGCGGCCGTTCCTGACCACGCGCCGGATTGTTTGCAGACCCGCTTGACCGTTGCGGTCACGGCACCCTGTGTCAGCGTCGCACCGTCGGCTGGTGTAGCCGTACCGCCGAGCGTGAAGCTGACCGTCTTGTAGAGCGGCACGGCCACCCAACCAGCGGCACTCGACTTCCAGATATCAACGGCCGTACCGCCGGCATTGTTCCTGAACGCATAGACTGTGCCTCCGTACTGAACGACTCCACGCACCGGACCCGATCCGGCCGGACGTGAGATCGCAGCGCGATACACGCTCGCAGCGAGCGTACTGTATGCAGCCGACAGAGCTACACTGGACGACTGCCCGATCGTACTATTGCATACCGCGATTACCGACACACCGACCCGCAGATTCTCACCATCGGTGAAGGAACCAGTCACAGCCGTCAGTACAAGCTGACCAGTCGGCGTGGCGATCAACACACCGGTCACACCAGAGGTCTGTCCGTTGATGGTATCCCCCAATGCGACGACGCCCGACATCGTAACGCCAAGGATCGTATAGATAGCCGCCGACGGAGACGGATGTCCGTCGAAGCGTTCGTAGCCGGCGACTCGGCTGTAACCACCCATGACGTTGCACTCGTAGTTCAGTGCATCTCTGGCGACGCCGGGCTTCAGGGATAGCGTCGGCGTGACGAGGTCAAGACCCCCTTTCAGGGCGATCATCTCGTACATCACGCGAGGCATGTCCATTGGCTTCATGCCAGCGGTCCACCCATCTGGAGCATCGGCAACTGCTGGACTTCGAGTTTGTCGAGGACGATGCCGTATTCGTTCATGCCACGGTTATACGCCTCGCCGGCAGCCTCGTAGCCGCCGTAGAACATGAGCGCCCGCCACACGATACCCATGTGGAACGTGCTGGGCATATCCGGCTCGGCCGTATCGGATGCCATCTCGATCGGCTTCTTGTAGTAATCGATCGTCACGGTATGGTCGCCGTTCGGTACAGGACCGAAGGACAGCGTATTGTCCGGCGCGATCGAGAAGACCAGCGGGCGGGACTGCGCGTACCGGAGTGCACCGTACAGGTAGGAGTTGCGGTAGTCGTCCCACTCGACGAAGTTCATAAAGACCTCCGTCACATTACCCAGCGTCGTAACGTAATTGCGTGCAGTATCGAGAGTCCATGTAGCAACGTCCGCATCAGTTGTCGTGTATGCACCAGATTGACCGGCGACTGTGACGATGGTTGCCGACTTGCGCATCCACCGCCACGTCGTGTGGGCCGACTGAATGTCGAGCCACGCTTGTTGAATCCAATTGACCACCCGCCCCAACTCGCCCGTCTGATTGACGGTGGTAGTCATCGGCTGTGCCGAGATTCCAGCCTCGGCGATCAGCCTATTGCATAAAGCTAATAGATTCATGGTGTGAGCACCTGTTCAATCGGCAGACCGCGTTTGATCCGCATGCAGATTGTACTTTTAGCAAGACCGAGTTCGTCAGCCCATTCTTTCTGAGTCATCGTTTTTCCAGCAAACGTAATACGAGGAGCGTGACCTAACTCTTTGTCCAATGCAATACCGTGCGTTAGCCGGTACCGAACAGTATCGTACTTGATGCGGGATCGTGCGCTTATTTCAGGCATCGTTTCACCAGCGACTAACATGACATTTCTTTTATTTCTAGCTTGTTGAGACTTTGGAATCCATACGCAATTCCACGGCGAATAGTTTCCGTTGACATCCAATCTTTCCAACGAAAAACCTGCCGGGCATAATCCCATATGCGCCAAAAAGGTCTGAAACGAATTGATCCATTCTGCACAAACAGAAATACCTCTACCGCCGTAATACTGATACGCACGCACGTTGACATTGGTGCATCTATTTTTCATATTGCGCCACGCTCTGTATTCAACAGAGTTTGTCATTCCGTGCGTGCGGGCCATCGCATTAGCCCTCGGCCATGATTCGGTTTAGCCACTCGACGCCGCGTGGCGTGTCCTGCAGCACGGAGAACGGGAACTGCGACGAGGTGGTACGGATCACTTCGTTCTGCGGGTTGAGCGATTCTTCCGCCGATTCGTGCTTGGTCTGAACGCTCATCGGCTTCGAGCGCGCCAGCACCTCGACGTACTTGCGGCGCATGATCCACGGACGGCCGATGGGAACCCACTCGGCCTTGCCATTGACATACAGGTCGATCATCTTGCGCGGGTTCTTTTCCTGCAGCGGCTCGACGCGAATCTTGACCAGTTCTTCCATGAACATCATCTCGTCGAAGTCGCTCTTGGTCAGCGAATTGACGACAGGCTCGATCTCGATCGACTCGCGAATGATCGGCTGGTCGAGATCGGGAAGAACGAAATTGCCGGCGGTCTGCTGGCCTACTTCCATATCTGCGGTGTGGGCTAGTTCGGACATTTGATACTCCTTGTGGTGTGGTGGGTACTGAGAAGCCGCCCGTACTTGACGGGCGGCTTGACGCTACCTACCGCAGGATTACGAGGTCTGCGGACGGTCGGGCAGGGTCATGATATCGACCGCAGTCACGGTAATGCCGGCAGCATTCCAGAGGCTGGTGCCGAAGGCAAACGCCGCCGAAGTGGTCGAACCCTTGATAAGGGCGTAACCGAACGGGCAGTAGCCGTCGGGGATGACGGGGAACTGCGGCGCAACGGCGAAGGTGCCGGCCACCGGATCGACAGGAACGATCGGACCCTGAACGATCTTGATGGCAGCAGCGGCCGTGGCGTCACCCTTGTAGCAGAAGACGAACACGGAACCGTAAGCCGTACCGGGGTTGCTGCCGGAAGCAGCGGTACCAGCGGGGATCGGAACGAACGTGGTGCCGGTGTTCGCATCGGTCGTGCCGGTAGCTGCGCCAGCCGCAGCGGCGGTGCTGTACATCTTGCCCTTGATCGAGTAGAGCGTGGCACCAGTGGTGGTGAAGGTTGCCACAGCGCCCGAGAGGGCCAGAGTGGCTTTGCTGACGCAGAGCGTCTGCGGATACTGTTGAAGATTTTCCATGATGAATGGTTCCTTTCGGGAATGGATTACAGAATGATGCTCGGATCGGATGCGCCGATAACGTCCGTATATACGACCGTTACCGTGCCGCCGGTCAGCGCAGTGGTACCGCCGGTGAACACGCTTGCCCCTGCCGAGATCATCAGGAAGCCGATCATTGCCGAACCCTCGGGAGGAGTCGGGAATTTCACGGCACCGACTGTCGCGGCTTCAGTGCCCATCCGCGCAGATACCGTTCCGGCCGCGTTGCAATACAGGCACATGACGTTGTGCTTGTTGGCCGAGACGCTGTTTGCTGCAACGAGCGTGTAGATCGGATCGGCCGCCGCGAGCGCCACATAGACGCCACCCGCCACCAACTTGACAAGGCTGGTGAGTTTGACGTTCTGCGTAACGGTTGCGATAGCCAACGTGCCGGCGTTAAACGCCTGACTCGACAGACGATCGGCAACGGCCTTGACGATAGGCCGAAGTGCAGCCCCGTCGCCAACGCTTGCCATCGCAGCGAGTTGTTGTGAAACGGTGTTTTGCATGATGATCTCCTTGACGGGACCGCTATGTCAGCCGGTCCCTGTGGCTTACAGGTTGGTCACGCCGACGTTGGCGACAGCCAGCCAGCCGTAGTTCTCGACCATCGCTGCCTTCCACCAGATCGTGCCGGCATAGCCGCGCTGACCGAAGGGATCGCTCTTCGACTTCTGGCCGGGCGGCAGGAAGGTCGGATCGAGGGATTCCTTGCCACGCACCGCGACTTGCGACCACGCATCTTCGGCCGCCACGATCAGCGGATACACGTCGATGCTGGTACCGGTCGTCGAGTACAGGCCGAGCGTGCCGATCGCAGCACCAGCGTCCTGATAGGACGGCAGGTCAGGCGAGGTGACGAAGCGGAAGCGTTCGCACTTGCCGACTTCGTTCGGCATCGGAGTGCCGCTGGCGTACTTCTCGACGGGGGTGAAGCCCGGCAGGTCGCGGATGTCCGGTTCCAGATCGGTATGGCAATACACGATGTAGCCGGAAGCCACAGCGTCGGTGCCGTACTGGTTGGATGCCGACAGGACGCGGGTCACGCTCTTGCCGTGGTTCGCCTGAAGCGACTTCACGATTTTGCGGATCAGCGGCAGCGTGAGCTTGCCGTTGACGGTCGTGCGGCTGGTGCCGGTGCCGCCGTACCACTGGTTGGTGCTGGCCTTGACGATGCCATAAACGATCATCTCGTTCACCAGCGCGACGCGCTCGCCGATCTGCTCCTGCATGGCCTGCGGGATGTCATCCTCGTACAGGTCGTAGGTCTTGTCGCTGAAGCCATACAGGCAGGAGTACTGCTGCATGACGACGGAGATGTCCATCGGGGTGATGGACTCGGGCAGCACGGTCACGCCTTCCTGCGTCAGGTGCGCATTGACCAGAGTCTGTGCCCGGTCGCCGGTAGCGTTCTGGAAGAACTGGTTCGGGTTGGTGGTGGTCGCACCGTAGGGAACCCAACGACGAGCGACGTAGGTGTCGCTGTTGTTCTTCGGGAACTTGACCTGCCGGCCGCCCTTGGCGAGAACTTCCACCGGTACTGCGTGCTTGAGAATCTGACCCTTGAACTTATTGATTCGCCCCGGAGTCAAGGCGAAGGTTTGCATTTGGCCCATGATAGGCTCCTATAGAAAATGACGGTTATGACAGTGACGTTATCAGCCCTTGAAGCCTGAGTTGAAATCGTCATCATCGGTCGGGCTGGCATTGGGCGCTTGCCCTCCGCTGCCTGTTACTTCTACTGCGGCGTCGAGAACTTCCCTTCGCCCTTGCGCCTTCTGCTGCGCTGCTTTGAACTTAGCCAGCGCGTCCGTAAGAACCGGGGCGCTATACGTTGACCTGACGCGCGTCTGGTATTCCTTCGGCTGCTTGCTCAACCACTGCCTGAACGGTGTATCGGGGATTACTCCCTTGTCATCAGGCAGGCCGATGGTTTCCTTCCACTTCTCGTCAAACTCGTTCAACGTCTCTTCAGCGATTGCACGACGGACGCGGCGCTCGATTGCCTCTTCGTCAATGACAGGGGCTGAAGGTTGGGCGGCCTCTTGCGTGGCCGGGTTAATGGCACCAGTGGTGTTGATCGCATCGACCAGTTTCTGCAAGGTCTTGAACTGCAGCTTCGCCATCTCGGGGAACTCGGCCGCCAGATCGGCGACGACTTCCTCGGACAACTCGATCTTTCCACCGGCAGGAGCAGAGGACTTGAGTTGGTCGATCACACGCTCGATGCCGCCGATCTTTCCGAAGGCCGTACCGAACTGTTTCTCAAGTGAGGTTTCGATCTCTTCGATCCGTGCCACACCGTCGAGCAGCCTGCGATACTCATCCTCGGGAATCTGCGCCATCTTCGGTTCTTCGGCCGTCGTCGAGGAGATGATCGAATCACCGCTCTCAAAGCCGCCATCGAACTCGGCAGCCTCTTGCGCTGCCGCCGCTTCATCAACCACTACTTCTTCGTTCTCGTTCATGTCATGCTCCAATCATTTGCTGCTCTTCGACGACCGGCGTTTCCGTGGGCCGTCATCCTCGCCGTGGGCCTCTCGGCCGGCGGCACCTACATTCCCTGAACCGTAATTGCTTCCGGCTCGGGTGAATCCATATCCAACAACGCACGGCACTCGGCGATACGACCGCGCAACACGGCAGTCTCGATCTCACCCAGTACGGGGTTGTCGTTGTCCATACGAAGCTGCGCAAGCCGCTCGGTGTAGTGCCGGCGCAGCGCCTGCCACATCGGGTTCAATGCTTGCGTGTCGTTGAGTCTCATGACAGCCTCTTCAACTTGTAGAGTGTCTTCTGGTACAGATTGACGATCGCATCGAGCAGGTTCAGGAGCGACGGGTCTTCCTGACACGTATCGTCCCGAGTGGCCTGCAGCCAGTCGATGTCGTCCTGCATCTCTGCCTCGATGTCGTACTTGCCGACCGTCAGCTTCACGTCGAAGTCGCCGACCAGATCGAACATGCCTTGGTACGCCTCGACCAGATCATCGACCGCACCGGGCAGCGCCTCGTAGAACTCGCCGAGCGCCATGTGCCGAGCGTAGCTTGTCGTGCGGAAGTGCTCACGGTGAGCAGCGTCACGCATCGCGAAGGTACGGGAAACCAGTTCGTCGATCATGCTTGAAACGCCTCCCCGGCAGATGCCCGACCGGGCGGTTCAACAGCGGGCGTTGCGACCTGCGGTTGCGGATTGCGATGCTTGTGCAGATCAAGTGCGGCAGTGCCGAGCGCCAGTTCCTTCTGCGTCCGCAGCTTCATCACGGTATCGGCCAGCTTGCCCTTGACATCTTCGAGCTTGAGCGAATGCTTGTTGGCGTAATCCATGACGGCCAGTTCGCGACGCACAGCCAGTTCCTCGCGACGCGACATGAACTCGTTCTGCGTCCGCTGCGTTTCGGCTTGCACGTAGATCGTGTCGCGATCGGTATCGCGCTTGATGCGTGACATGTCGGTCTGCTGCGCCATCTGCGCTGCCTTCAGTTGCGCCTGCGCCCTGATCTGTGCAGCCTGTACGGCCGGTGCCGGCGGCGGCTGACGCTTCGCCATCTCTGCCTTCTCTTCGTCGGTCAGCTTCAGGCTGCGGTAGTCGATGCGCTTGCTCTTCAGGTATTCCTCCATCACCCGAGCAGGACTCAACTCGAAGGCGGGATTGAGCGACGGCTCGACCAGTTGCTGGATGACCTGATCCTGAATCGCACGCTCGACCAGAGCGGACGATCCGTGGGCGTTGATATTGAAGTCACCCTTCTCCTCGTTCGGCACATCGGGATCGAGCAGCAACCACTCGTAGTAGTCGCGGATCAGCGGCTCGGTGATGCAGTCGTCGCACGTCGTGGCGATACTGCGTAGTAGCTGGTTCGCATTGTTGTTCTGCAGTGCCGCCGCACCGTACGTGTCGGGCGTCGTCGCACCGCTCTGTCCTTGCGAGATCAGCGGGATGTTCGTGCTCTCCTCGGCGATACGGAATGAGTACTCGATGATGTTCATCAGCGACTCCTGTCGATCGGGAATCTCGACGGCAGTGAATGCCTTTGTCATGTCATCGATTGTTGCGTCGGACTTCTTCACCCACACCTTGTTCGGCGTGATGATCCACTTGCCATCGACAGGCACGATCGACGTACGGTCGATGATCAACTGCACGCCCGCGCTCTGGCCGGCGTTGGTGAGCATGGCGCGCGTGGCACCGTTGCAGATCACCTGTGCCGGCGAACACTGCTCGCCAATGCCGACACCGGCCCAGTGCCCACTGCGGCGACGCCACGGGAACACACGGTACGGCATGCGGCCGGTATCGAGCGGATTGAGTACGACACGGACGACGCGCTCGTTGATCAGCGTGGCGGTGACGTGGTATGACTCGCGCTTGGCTGCGGCATTCGCCAGCTTTTCGTTGGCAGCCATCAGGTCTTCGGCACTGATCTCGCCGTAGAAATGGAACAACTCAAAACGGCGCGATCTGATCTTCGGATCATCGACCGCACTCGGGTTACGTGATCCGTCTTCAGTCAAATAACATTTGGACGGACCTTCATTCAGTACTGCATCGATCTCGCTCTGGATATAGCCGCCGACATCAGGCAGCTTCTTGACTTGTGACGGCGACATGTAGTCGCGCTCGTAGCAGTATGAACCTTTGGTCACATCCTCGCCGCATGCCGGATCGGGGAAGAAGTTCCACGGATCGACCTGACGTTCGCCGGGCTTACGTTCCTTCTTGATCTCGATCGCTACGTTGCCGGCGTCATCGCGCATCAGGGCTGTGGCGATACGTCCCTCGACGAATGGACCCTTGAGGATACCAACGCCGATACGTGCCGAGTCGAATAGCACCTTGCGCATCTCGACGGCATGCTTTGCCTCGACGACCCAGTCGTAGATTCGTTTCTCGGCAGCCTTGGCCGATGACGTGGCACGGGCCACAGCGTCCTTGGCAGCCTTGAATGCTTCCTGCGGGGTCTGCGGCACGGGCTGCATGGCAGCGTCCGGCTGGCCGGTCATCAGCGACTCGGGAGCGACGGCTTGTGCCATCGGCTGTGCCGGCTGTGGCGGTAGCTCGCCGCCGTTCTGCATGACCTGCTTGAGCATGTCGCGTGCAGCGATCAGTTCAGGCACCGGGGTCGGATCGAACGCGAACGGCTTGTCGTCCATCGGTAGCAGAAGCTCGGACACTTTGGCATGGCCGGCATCGACGTAGCGTGCGGTCAGCGGGATGAACACCGTGCTGCGATTGTCCGTGCCGTCACCGGTGGTTGCGCGGGTCAGCGGCCCCTGCATCGAGGTCGGCTTCGCCCACTGCGCCTTTTCCCACTGGGCGCGATTGACATCATCGATCCCAAGGTACGCTTCCTCGGCAGCCTTCCAGACATCCTCGATACCGCTGGCCTTGCGACCCTCGACGGCTTCCTTGCGAAGCTCGACAAGACGCCCCGCCAGAGCGGCTAGACGCTTGCTCTTGTCCTCATCGGCAGGTGTCTGTTGCTGATTGTCCATGCTTGATGGCTCCAAAGTCTTGATAAATGTACGCTATTGCTGTCAGGGGGTCAATAGCCACAGGCTATCGCCTGACCTGCCGGCGTGCAAATGTCACATAGTCGATCGGATGTACCACCGGACCACTGCCCGCATCGAAGAAGCCCATCAGGATCAGGTGTGTGGTGATCATGCTGCGCTCCGTAACGTATCGAGTGTCTGTTGCGTCTCGGCCACCAGACCTTCAAGCCGTGCGATCTCGTCGACCTCGCCAAGCTGTACGGCCACAGACATCTCGTTGTTCAGTGCGACCAGCTTGTGTTCAGCAAGCGTGATCAGGTCCGCGATCTTCATGTTGTGCTCCTTTATACCAACGGTATCAATTCTTGCGAGAGGACTGCGAGGTGTGATTGCAGCAGGACACAGTCATAGTTAGTGGAGCCATCGACTGCGCAGTACGCAGCCATTCGATTGCCGATTGCCGCCGTACCGGACTGTACGAAGTCGGTCGGTGTGTATGGCGACATCACACGGTTCTTCACGTCGAAGCGCCATATCTGGTTGATCGCGCTGGCCGTGTAGATGTTCATGTAGAACATGCGACCTTCATTATCGAACGGGCTGTACGCACCGCTGGTTCCGGTAGTCAGCGCGATAGCACCATCGATGGTTATGGCGCTCGACCACGTACCTGCAATCGCACCAGCGATGTCCAACGTATCGACCACCGCGCCTGCACCACGGAAAAAGTGACAGTGTGAGTGACGGGCGTTACGTGCCGCATCGGGCTGGATGCCAAAGCTCGGTGCCCACATCCCACCTGCCGCCCCGGCAGCCCCGGCCACACCGAAGTACGTAGCGTGCCACGCATTCGCGGCGATGCTGTTCGTACCGTTGTTGACAGTCTGGTCGCCGTAGTTGTAGGTATAGACCGACGTGTTCGCCGTAGTCCGCAGCAACAGCAGGTTGGGTAGCTCGATGACATACTTGGCTGTTGCGCTCGGCGTCACCGTCCAGTTGCTGCCGAGCGTATAGACCGGCGATGCGCCGCCCGTATGAGAAGCAATGATGCGCCGCTGCCCGACTGCCGTCACGTTGGTAGTGTCCTCGACAATCCGAATCTGGAAGTTGCGGAACTCGTTTGCGGCAACGACCGCATCACCCAGTGCTGCCTGTCCAGTCAGTGTCGATGCGCCCATCGCTGTCGCAGTCAGGGCGCGCCGAGTCTCTACGCCGGTATCGTACACGTATGCACCGGCCACCATACCTTCGCCGGGGGCCATGTCGTACGGTGTGTATTGCTCATCCAGTACGAGCATGGCCGAGTCGGTCGTCAGCGTGGCAGGGAGGTTCGTGATCGACAACGTGGTGGACAGGAAGTTACTCGCCACTTCGTAGCTGCGGAAGGCGTTGGCTGCAAGCAAGCCAGATGACAACATCATCACACGGCCAGCGACAATCTCGTAGCGCGAACCGGACACCGGAGTGAAACCAAACGACGATATTACGTTGATCGTCGGCGTTGCACTAGCGGTATTCGCAGTGATGTACCGCTCGGCAGTCTTGCCAGAGCCGCCGGCACCGTTGTCGATGATCCTGAGCTTGAACCCGTACTCACCCGAGCCGCCGCGATTCGCCAGCATGTTCAGGCCGACCGCTGCAGGAAGCGCCGTGGTGAGCACCACAGAGGTCGTCGTCGCGCCAGCAGCGATCGTACCGACCAGACCGAGCGACGGAGCGAAAGCCATCGCAGCGCCCGCACCGAACGTACCCGCCAGCGCGGGAGACTGAATGAA